TACCACAGCTTTGAGTGTGATGTAGCATGAGTCAGTATCAGAATAAAAACTGTACATCTCATCTTTAGTGCCAACAATCTTATTTACGAAAGTATCTAGCGCAGAAGCGGTAGCACGAATGATATACTGGCCAGTGAGAGTGATACCTTCTGCAATTCTGTCATCATAGAATCGAAAGTACTCGTTTGCCATCGCACCATAAAGAGAGTTAAGCTGAATTTTTCTCGCCATTTGAAAGTTGTTGTACTTTGCAATCTCATTCTTGTACTTGGGATCTTTCGTGTCTACATAATTTTGCTCGGCTGTCTTCATCAGTTTTTTATATTTTTGTCTGTCGTCAAAAAACTTCTGTACAATCTCAGGCATGTAGCCTAGTTTATCTCTAGTAAAACACTGACCGTTTGCAGCTACAGCGTATTTACCATCAAAGTCATACTTTCTTTCAAGCATGCCGTCCACCGTCACATCATATATCTCTCCCTGCACGAGAGTTTCTGGTGACATATTATACTGCATGATGATAGAAGGATACAGGGAAGTGGCGTCAAAACTTTCTACCCATTCATATTGACCAGGAACAGGCTCTTGCACATAGGCACCAGCAATACTTCTGCTTTGTTTCATGCTTTTTTGACCAAATACAACTTTCTGTTCCCACAGATGATTGTACAACAAGCAGTCCCAAGTCTTTACTGGCGAGGCCACATCAGAGTAGTTCATCTTAGCATCGTATGCCATAGTCAGACAAAGTTCAATCAATTTGAGTTTGTCTTCTAACTCGTCAACAAGTACAGTATCTATGATGTTATATTCTACGAACAGATTCCAATCTTTCTCATAAAAATCTTTGAATGACTCATGAGGATTTTCTAGCTTTTTATGTCCAAGTTCGACTTCAGCGATAAAGTCTAGCTTATAAGATTCACGAGTAATATAAGTAAATTTCTTGTAGAGATTGAGATAATCAAGTTGAGCAATACCCCATATATCATATCTCATATATTCACGATTGCCCATTGTAACAATTTTTTTGTTAATAAGATTAAAGGGGCTAAATGCTTTTTTCATTTTCTCATCGAAGAGTTTGTCTACTCTGACAACAAGATACGGCATATCGAACAGTTCTATGTTCCAGCCAGTAACAACATCAGGAGGATTGTTTGCCCACCAATTACAAAATTGTTGCAACAAATCTTTTTCGTTTGAGCAATATCGATAATCTACATTTAGATGTTCAGTATGTTCAGTAGGAGTATATTCGCCGCAACCCCAAGTTATGATCTTTTTGGTGTATGCGTCTTGTACCGTAATCAATGTTACTTGTTCAAGAGGATTGAACACATCAGGAAAGCCATGTTCAGTTGTTGTCTCAATATCTAGTGAAAATATTTTGATTTGAGATTGATCCCACTGAATAGCTTCAGGAAACTTCTCTGTCAAATACTGATAGTTATATTGCGTTTGACCGTAAATAGGAAAGTTAGAAACATCAGAGTAGTTATCGACAAATTCAGAGGCTTCTTTGTTGGTGCTGAATTTTATTGGCGAAACAGATTCGCCTGTCATGGATCGGTATTCGCTTGGCTTATCAGAATGAACAAACAGAGTAGGAGAGAATTCATCAGACTTTTGAATTCTGTTGCCTTTCTCGCTAATGCCTCTGTAAAGAATTTTGTTGCCGTAGTGTCTAGCGTAAGTGTAAAACATAATAACTCCCTATCATTTAGACTATCATACATGAAAGGGAGTTATTTGTCAAGTCTTTTATCATCCCTTGAAATTTCTGTCCAGTATCATTCCGTAGGTATTAACTGTTTTAGGCAAATTGAGGTTCTTTTTTAATTTCAATTTGTTTTTCTTAAATGGATTATAATTTACATGATGATGCCATCGTCCATATCTCCATACAACCCTAGCAACATCGGGATGCATATCTGCAAGCATCTGAGACTTATTGATTGTGCCATCTGTGTTATAGCCTTCCTCATTAATTGCCTCACTGTTTTCTGCATGATAGAACTCTGCTGTGTTACCACCAGCTACTGTTTGTGTTGCCATCTTACCTTGCATGAAGGCATTGAATTGCAGACATACATCGCCGTCTTTCATTACTCGGAGACAGATATCAGTATCTTCGTTATATCTGCCACGCCATCTGTGTTTGCAGTCATTGCGAATTAACAGACAAGAATAAATTCTTGTGTTTGCTACAAATGGAGGATACGATTGATTCGGAGCAATGAAGAATCTGTATTGAGGTCCTGCAATGTAAACATTCTCGTATCTGTCACAGAAATCTTCCATCACACGAAAACCAGTAGAACTCTCAAATCTGATTCTTTCGTTTTGATGCAAGCGATAGAAGTCTGCTAGATTGTCGTCAAGTACCCAATGCCATGTTGCTCCCATACTGATAGAATGATCCCATGCCCAGTTTCTAGCACGACCAGGACCATCTCCGTGATTAGAAAATGGAGCAACTAGCAATGTCACATAGTCACGAATACCAAAATTATCTAATGCAGCCTCATACGGCGCTTCATCTTGTGGCTCAATGATTATGTAATGTGGAATTTTCATACGAGACAATGATCTTGAAGTAATCATTGTATCAGCACGACCTTTAGAAACAATGTACATAGGATGTCGCAAGGGCTTGGGTTCAGCCTCATCTACCCATCTAAGTAACATATTTTTAGTAACATTGAGTCGTGGATGCCAAGTCGAATTAGTCTTAGCTGTCAACTCTTGACCAATAATTTTAGCAAACTTTTGATAATTCTCTTCATCTCTAAAATGAACATGAATAGTTCTAAATGCAGGAGCATCGTTTTGTTCATATTCTGGCATATCAATCCAATGATCTTTCCATTTTGAATTGACATCGACAACCGCATCTTCTATCTCTATTTCTAGTTTAGAAGTATCTTTTACAGTGGTTTTTGGAATTAGAAGAGATTTGTCAATCTTTACTGTAGTTTCTTCATCTTCAAAGAGTTTTACTTCTGGCTCTGCGGGATAGTTTATAACTTTGGTCTTATAATCTATCATTTGTCCAATCAATTCACAAAATTCTGCCATGTCATCAACATTGCGAAAATGAACATAAAGAACTTTATAGACGCCTGCCACTTCTTCTTTAGTCTTGACTTTAGGAGGAAGGGGCACAGGAATCTCATCGCCAAAAAAGCGATCAAGTGACATAGTATAATCGTCATTTAATCGCACATCTTTTTCGAGATAATTATCGTATGCTGCTGATTCTTTTACATCTGGCTTCAATGTTTTCACCTACTAATAATAAATTAAATAAAATCATAACATAAAGAAAAAAGAATGTCAAGTTATATCGATCGTTCAAAAACTCTATACGCACGTAGAGAAAAATCAGACGGATACTACCCCTTCGGCAATAAGTCGTTGGCGGTTGACCATGTGTTGTTCCTGTACATCATCTTTAGATTGACCTTCGTACAGTACAGCATGTCCTTCTTTGATTAGAACCTCACCGGCTAGGCAGTATCGGTCTTCTGCTGCATAGTAGACTTCGAAGTCGCCTAAGATACGACCGAACTTACCTTTCATGTCCTCGCCGTCTTTTGCCACTCTCGTCTTTAGCACCGCTGTCTTGCCTAACAGGGACTTCAATCTAGCTTTAGCAGCTAAACCAAACTTCTTTTCTACCTTGTCCCTAGTGCGTGACTCTGGTGTATCGATGCCCATGATGCGTACACGTTCATCTTTCAACCATACACCGAACCCTAGATCGATGTCAACGTCTACAGTGTCACCGTCTACTACTTTAATTATTGTTGCTCTATATTCGTACATAATCTATCCTGTAATGATTTGCTTAGGAATAGCTATATTATCATCGCCCATAGGGGTTATTGTATAGTCTAAACTTTGTACAAATTCTAAAAGTTTTTTTCTTTTCTCATAAAACCAATCTCTATTCCATGCTTCAAAAATTATAACAGGCCGGCACTTTTTTATTGTGTCAACTGCTCCTAAAAATACTTCATATTCCATTCCCTCTACATCTATTTTAATCAAAGAAACGTCTTCAAAATTAAAAGAATCTAGCGTAGCAACTTTGTATGAAGTCTTATTATGTATAACATTGTTAGATCGAAGTTTTTCGACTTGTTCTGAAAGAGTGATATGTCCAAAAGAACCTTTTATGTGTGGAGTTTGTCCTTCAACTACTCCTGAGTTATCAGAGATCCCTATGTTATGAGTTACAATATTTTTAAAATTATTTAGTTTTATGTTTTCCTCTAATTCAGAAAAAGTAAGAGACACTGGCTCAAATGCATGTATTGTGTAACTAGGAAATATCGAAGCTATTTCACAACAAAATGTACCTATATTTGCACCAATGTCTAGAACAATTCCTGTATTATCTTTAAGATGATTTATAGCCGCTTGTATATTATGAGCATCAAAAAAAGAGTTTTCTTGAAGAACATCATAAATTACATCTGACCTATCATTTATTATAAATTTTGTATTGGTAGGTGAAACAAAAATTTTCACAATCTAACCTGTAATGATTTGCTTAGGTGGTGCTTTTGCGATGTTATCGTCTGGTACTACTAGACCACTGCCGTATCGTTGATTGTATGCATTGAGCAAGTCTGTACTAGGGGTAAACACAGATACTACATGAGCGGGCATGATTGGTACTACATGTCCTTTCGCATAAGGAGCGTAAGGAGTGAGGCCGAGTACAAATTCGTTCTCATTCTCAGGTTTAGGACGCATCATGATATAACATGGTTTTTCAATTTGAATCATTCGACCTGCTTCGAGAGTTACCTCGGTGACAGCACCAATGATGTCTTCTCCTGAAGAGAGTTTAATAATTTGTACATCGGCCATAATATAACTTCCTTTAGCCTTCTAGGCTATCAAGTGTCTTCTTAAATTTATTAGCGTGGCTTCTTTCTGCTTTTGCTAGAGTTTCAAACCAGTCTGCAATCTCATCAAAGCCCTCGTCTCTTGCTGTCTTAGCCATACCAGGATACATATCAGTATACTCGTGTGTCTCTCCAGCAATTGCTGACTCTAACGCCTCTCGAACAGTTGCAGCGGGCAACCCTGTTTCTGGGTCGCCGCTGCCTCCATCAATCAGATATTCCATGTGTCCGTGTGCGTGACCTGTTTCGCCTTCACCCGTACTACGGAATATTGCTGCAACATCTGGCTCGCCTTGAATATCACACATAGTAGCAAAATACAGATACCGTCTATTCGCTTTACTTTCACCTGCAAATGCATCTTTGAGTGCTTGTTCAGTTTGTGAGCCTTTCAATTCCATTTTATTTCACCTTGATCTCTTTGGGTTTCTTCTCTTCAGGTATAATCCTTACAAGAGAAATATTCAACATACCATCAACGAAGTCCGCACCTGTCACTTCGACATCTTCTGTCAATGCAAAAGTACGAGTGAAGTTTCGTGCTGCAATTCCTTTGTGATAGTACTCTTTTTTGTCTTCTCCACGATCTTGAACACCTTGTACAACAAGTTTGTTGCCTTCTGGTACTACATGGATGTTGAATTCATCCTTTGTAAAACCAGCAGCCGCAATCTCGATGACAAACTCTTCATCTGTAGTTTTGACAATGTTGTAGGGGGGATAGTTGCTTGCGATCTCGGAAACAGTTTCCAAGTTGTGAAACATCTTATCAAAGCCCACTGTGAATGGACGAACATTATCAAAAATATCAGCGACATCTGCCGCAGTAAACTTACGAGTTACCATTTTGCTTCTCCTATTAAGCGAGTTTTATGTGTGAGACCCTTGCGGCGTCTCGGGTGGTGCTAATAACAAGCCCGCTCTATCCTTACTATAGACTAGACGGACTTCACTGACGACTTGCCATCAGCACTGTTATTTATACATCATTTAACTATAATACTAAACTTTTTTTGTGTTGTCAATAGTTTCTATTAACATTCCACCTAAATCATACTTATGCCATCTGTGTACGGCTGCTTTTTCGTGATGCAGTTTGTGAAAACCTTCGCCAAAAGTTAGCATACCTAGCCAGAAGTCATCATTTGCTACTCTGTTTCTGTGTGAGTAACTGAACACAAAACTTCCTATGAGTTTACTGAATCCTGCAGGTGCTAGATAAGCATATACAACAGCAAACGGATCTATTAAATATAAAATACCTGCATACGCTGCTATGATGTGCCAGTAATACTTAGTCTGCTTTCTGTATGCATCCTGTCTTAATAAATCTCGTACATACTTCAATTGTATTGGCGATAAAACTTGTAGAAAGTAGCTTCTGAACCAGCCTTTAAAGTGAGGACTGTGAGGATCTTTATCTGTGTCTGAGTATCTATGGTGCTCACGATGATTCGCTACCCATACCATCGCAGGCCCATAGAATGGAATGCCAGCAAAAAATAGAAGTATGTTTCTAAGCCAAGGAGGGCAATTGAACGCACGATGAGAGGCTAGACGATGGTATCCTATAGTCACACTAATCATCATACAACAATAAACGCCAAGAGTTATTGCCCATTGCCATGGTGTAGCATTGAGCATTAAACTCGTTGAAAGTATCGCCACTACTTGTCCTAAAAGCAACAAGTAGGGAAACACTCGCTTATTGTTAAGCATAATCTATCGCTTCTTACCTATGTTATACTTAGGAACTAGGTTCCAGTCTTTTTTATCTTTGTATGAAATAATCTTAACTTGACTCATAGGACAAGTTACTAGGTCAACGTCATTCTTAATTTTAACTAAGCCCCATTCTTGTAGGAGCTTGCCTATCGTATTTCTTCTAGCGATATCATTTTCAGTAAAATCTGCTTCTTTACCATCAAGGGCAAATAGCTCTTTAAAATGGGTAATGAAGTATCTACCTTGCTTGTGTAGGATATGGCAGGACTGATATAAAGTATTGTCCTTTTTTGACGCCACTCCTATACGAGAAAGAGTCTCTTTAATTTTTAAGAAGTTTTCAGGATCTTCTAACAGGATTTCCAAAGGTTCATAGCCTTCGTAATCAATGTTAAAGAAATCATCTTGGTCAGTCATTTCAATCTACCTTATTATTATAATTACAACTGATTGTATTTATAACTTTACAGATTACCACCCTTTGATCTGGCAAGATAGTCTTTAATCTTGAGAACATCGTCATCAGATAGAATTCTCAAGGCTTCTTTCGCTTTGTTGAAACTATAACCAAAATATTCTTGAACTGCATCTAAATTTTCTTCTTCAGACTTAATCCATTTGTTGTATCGTTTACTTTTGCGAACGACCGCACATAGAAAGTCATACTGCATCTTACTATCTATGTGGGGACGAGAGTTCATTTCGTTTGCAGGGATAGTAGTATCAGCAGAAAATCCTAGCGCACGATTCACAATGAAAGGATTGTACTCTTTCTCTGTAGCTTCGTCTACGATAAGATTCTCTTTTGTGAAACTGATACTGTTAGCAAAATCAAACGGACTTATCTTTTTATTTTTTACTTCAAAAGATTTCTCATCGACTACTTCGACAGGAGGTCCCAATTCTTCAAGAAAACTCATAATTTATTCCCAGACTGTTTTAGTCCTACTACCAACTCTTATAATTGCAGCAATCTCATCGGGAGAAAACTCAAGCAAAGAGTTGTCGTCCTCAAGATGTTCCCACTCTAAATTACCCTCGGGTGTCATTTTCAAATCTTTAATCCACATATCATGCGTGTGTCCTGATTTGAAAACGAGTCTGATTTTAATTTGAGTTTCGTTTCTTGGCCATTTCATTTATTAGTCCTTAAACTGTATGCTTGCCATGATTTCAGTTAGACAAGCAGTGAGGTTAATTTCCTGATCTGCTACGAATGCTGCCTTGTATTGATAATCAGCAATCAACAAAACCATTTGAGGGATTGTTTTAATCTCAGGAAGCAACGAATCATAAATGTAACGGAAAATGCCTTGAGGATCAGTATCAACATTGTTAGCAACCCACTGACGCATCTTCTTCCAATCTTTCTCTTTCAATGAAGAGATAAGGTCTTTAGTATTTATATCAGATATATTGCTAAGAATGCCTTCATCGATAATGCCTGATGAGCTATAACGCTGCAACTCATTAAGTACACGGCGATAGTCTGGAATGTATTTCATCAAAAGTTCAGCAAGAACTTTGTCCTTGTATGTAATACCTTCAGCATCGAGAACATACTTCATACGTTTCATAAACTTGCTTGCAAGTACAGGCTGATCTTTCTTGTCAGTTCTAAACTCAATGACTGTAGTTCGACTGTGAAGAGGATCGATAATCTTTTGCTTGTAGTTACAAGTGAATATGAATCGACAGTTCTCAGAGAATGTTTCGATGAATGCTCGAAGTGCAGGCTGTACTGATTCACGATTGAGATAGTCTGCCTCATCGATGATTACAACTTTAGTTTTGTTCTCGAATGAGATAGCACTAGCGAAACTTTTGATTTTTGTTCGAAGGGTATCGATTTGACGGCCTTCATCTGAACCATTGATAACGATATAATCGCAACCTAATTCTTCACATAATGCTCGTGCAACTGTAGTCTTACCTGTACCAGCAGTGCCACAAAGGAGAAGATTGGGTACTTCTCCTTTCTTTAGAAACTCTTTGAATGTGGCTTTTGTTTTTTCAGGTAGGATACAATCTTCGATAGTTTGAGGCCGATACTTCTCGACCCAGAGAAAATGATCTTTCATTGTTCACACCATTCATAATATATATTAAATTAACTACCAAACTTTTCTGTAGATTTAGTAGTATCACTGAGATCAAGTTGTATGTGTCTGCCTTCCTCTTCGACTTTTAAGTCGTCTATATTAGGAGGCAGTTCATAACCAAAACAAGCACAAGGAATAACAAAAGTACCATTACGTTCCTTCACTATAGATGAACCGCATTCAGGACACTTTATTATTTGCTTTCTACCCATTATCGTCTCCGAAAATTTCTACATCGCCTGTCATTACTTTCTTTGCGAAACTAATAGCAGGTCCAGGTCGGGAGTAGACATACTCAACTGTGTCATCTCCCTTTGTAAATTCAACTAACCAACCGTTGACTGCTTCTCTGATGTTTATGTTCAATTGAAAGTCATTCATATTACACCTCAGATGATTGATGTAATGCCAACCAATACTTAACATCAGTCTTGGTATTCACCATGTGCATGAATTTCTTTTGAGAAATTATAACACGATAGTCACCAGGAAGAACTTTTAGATTCTCAATTTGCAAATGCGCTTTGAAAGTCTTATCTGTTTCTGTAATAGTTTGTTTGAAGCTATTACTCTTCGGTGTAGCAGGATCGCCTACAGTAAGTGTAGCTTTTGTACCATCGCCTACAACACTCATCATCGGAGCAGCGGTAATGCCTGCTGCTTTTTGAATCATGCTCAGGTCTTCTGCTGACAGATCAAAGCTGAAGAAATCATCAACTTCAATTTGCTTGTCGGGTGCGCCAACAATGATCTCAGGATCAGAGTAGTAATATTCAAACAAACTACGATCCTTTGACACTGTAATAGACTCATCACCAAAATTTACTTCGGTATCTTCCATGAGAGTCAGTAAGCCTAGAAGGCTGTTCAAATCGTAAATTGCAAACTCACGATCAAAAGTCTCTGCTACTGTAGCACGAGCAAAAATGTTCTT